AAAGCTTCCACTTCGGTCTGGAATGATGCACTGATGATTTCGTTCGCCATTTCGAATAGAAGATTACCACCCGATTCTGGCTTGTAATTGCTTTTTTTTAAGTAGCTCCCTCGACCTGTGCGATTATGCTTTCGAGCGCTCCATTCGTGAACGCATCGAGATATGTTTTCTCAGGTGGCAGAGCGTTTTGCCATGGCTTTTGAGTAATTGATTTCTTGAGCAGGAATACCGGCTTGATGCCAGTCGGTGAGTTCTCATCTGCTTGCGCTAGCACGCCCTTGACGGCGAATAGCTTGGCGATCGTCTTGCTGTATGTGCGAGCTGTCAGCCCATGAGCTTCTGGCACGATCGGGATCGTGAGGAACTTTGCACGTCGTGCGGTAATCGTGCCGCCGGTGACCTTGTGAGAGAATCCAATGGCACCCTTGCTGCGTAGTGTCACGCCTGATCCGCTCGCGCCCATGATCGACCATGAGCCTGCTACTTTTCGCCACCACTGCGTTTTCTTACGTCCCGGTCCATGAGTCGGCAGAGATGGATTTTCCCACAGCTTCGATCCGCTCATGTTGTAATACTTTTCGACGACTTCCAACGCGTCCTGCGCTCCAGTCATCACAGCGATTTTGCGCACCGATGCCGATTGCAATCGAATCATGGATGCTTTGACTGGATCGAGTCCCGTCGCCGTGATTGTTATTTTCATAGTTCGCGTTCCAGTGATTTGACGATTGCCGCGCCGATCTCGTTCTCCAACGATGTTTCAAGCGCTCGTTTGTCTAGCATAAAAAACAACTGCGGAATGCGTTCGATGACTTGCTCAACTTCGATCTGAAATGCGCCTGCGGTCATACGATAGCTTTTGTCGATCAGGTCCGCGAAGATCTGATCCACCGGCGAGAGCCATTGCCCCGCCACCTCGCGCATCTGCTCATCCGTCATTTTCGATTTGTTTGAGCTTTGCGTTTGCCCACTCTCTGCCAGCATCGCCGCCCCAGCCGTTCCATGCCTGCCAGCCTTTGCCTTTTTCGTCCCATGTCTCGCCTTTTTTGTCGATCTCATGGCGAGCAAAGAATGATACCATCCGCTTGACTGTCTCAGCCGATAGCTCAGAACGATTGGAGATGTCCCGTGCGCGAGCGATGCCCACTGCGGTCATGCCGCGCTGCGATGCTGGCTTCTGCCGGCGAATTTCGAGAGCGTCTTGTGCTGCCTTCGCCATGTCATCGGTCGGACGTAGATCGATGTCAGCGCGTGCTGCCTCGGCGATCTCAGGAAGCAACGGGAGCGGATCTTCGACTTCTCCGAAAAGCGCCTCGCCTTCTTGCGGTTCTGCGATTCCAAGCTCGTCGTAAATCCACTTGTTCGAGACTGGCAGTCCGATGTCCTTCGTCACGATCTTGATGCGCTCGGCGATTGCTTTCTCATCCTTCGGCTTCGGTATTACGATCTCAGCATAAGGCATGTCCTCGCTGGCGATGCTTGCACCGTAGTTCATGCGCACGATGGCTGGAATCAACTGTGTCGTGATGACTTGCCCGATCCATGTCGCCACCGCCTGCAAGATATCGCCGCGCACTGTTGCGTGGACGTCGCCAAGCGCTCGGCTTCCGCTGTCACCCACGTCTGTGGTCAATGTCTGCCCAAGCATGAGAATGTCGCACGCTTTGTCTGACTCATTCATGAGAGCCACCTGTGGCAACGATTCACCACCTTTGATGCCGTCCATGATGGAGAACTTCACACCCGGTCCGGTGACTGCGTAGCCGCTCGTGCCAATGTTCTCCAGCATCTCCTGCGCCTTCATCATTGCCTCGTCGCTGCCGTCCGTCTCAGCATGTCGCCACGGTATCGAGTAGAGCTGCGCGTATTGCATGAACCATCCAAGACCATAAATCGCACCTAGCCAGAACTTTGTGAGCGCGCGAAGGTTTGCCGAATGGATTGGATGACAGCCTCCTTGCTGCCAGATAGCAATCAGGAACTTGTCAGGCGGGAAGTCGATCAGCGTGTCATAGTTGACGCCGTTCGGTGCCATCATCAAGCGGTCGATCTCATTCGATGCTGAGGGATATGCAAGATATTTAGCAGGCACTGGAGCGTAGCACCGCGGTGAGACGATTCCGTTCTCGGTGTGCCAGATGATTTCCACGACGCTGATGCCTTTCGCGTAAGCGTCAATGAGTGCCTTCATCATTCCCTTAGTGTCCAGTTCCCAATGACTTGGACGTGGTGCATACGATTCAAGCGCTCGTTCTACTGTCTCGTGGATCTGCAATGCCTGCGGTGTTGGCTCCTCGGCACCTTCGCGAATAGCTGGCTTGATCTCGATGTCGAGCGCCGTTACGTTACCGGCGACTTCGTTGATGCATTTACGCAGGCGCGACCAAGAATCAACCATCATTCGGAAAAGCCGATCCTGATCCTCCAGCTTGCCGGTGCGCACGTTGCGCAGGATACTACGCACCTGCTCGGGTGTTACATTGGCAAGGTCATAGTCCTGCGTGCGGTAGGAAGCTGGCAAAGGCGCTACGATGCCCTTTCGTTCGTCTGCGGTCATGGTGAGAACGGCATAACACGCAATGCAGCCAATGGCAAGCTCAAATTTACAGAGCTTTATTCCTCTGTGTCCATTTCTTTTCTCATGCTATCAATTCTTTCTTGTATTTTTGCTTTTAGAATCTCCAAGTCGTCAATCATTTCCTCACCCCATCCATCTTCTCCGTATGAGTAGTCATCTTTGACGGTGTCAAGAAACTCGTCTATTTCAAACTTGCATACAATTGCTGTGTCGCCGTTGTCGCTGTACATTCTTACTACCATTGACAGATTGCCATCTGATTTACCTAATGTCATCTCTGCGTCAGAAATATCCGCGCATTCTGGCGCGTCCTCTTCTATGTTGCTGATTGCATTTTCAATCTGCTCCTTTACCAAAGCGATAATTTCACTGTGTAGACTTGGTTTGTTGATTTTTAGTTTCATAGCGGCGCAACAATGACTTGTTTTTTTGCAAGCGTCAACAATAAAATCACAGAGCGTTAAACCCTCGGACCGTTCGACTGGCGAATGTGTTCCGCGATGTGGTAACCGATGCCGCGCCCGTCATGGCTCCGCTGATGCGACTGCCGAGCGCAATGCAAGCAAGCAATGCGTCCGCACGGTCCGGTGATTTCATGCTTTTCGCTGCCATCTTCTCTTTGGATTCGACGCGCAGCTTGCCCGTTTCGTTCCACTCGCTTTTTCGCGTGGTGATCTGTGAGAACGTCATTGGATCGAGTTCGCCGACGTGGATTCTCCCGCGCTCCAGCTCACGACTAGCAACGTGCCAGACCTGCGCAATCAGGTTTGCGTATTCGTCCTTCTCGCTCGCAGGCTTGCCGCCATGAAAGCGATTGATGTGCCAGCCAAGCTCAGCGAACTGGTCGCAGAAGCCGGTGCCAAGTCCGTCTGCATCTCCCCATACCTGCCCAGCGCTTAGTCCCTCTGCCTCAAACATTCGTATGAACTCTCGTGCCGCCTGCACTGTGTCTCGCTCCTGCCATGCTTTGACGATGCGTGCGTGATTGCCGCGTCGGATCGCAAGCACGTTTTCATCACGCCCTGCTGCGAAGTCGCAGAATGCCACCACCTCACCGAACGGCGCTGGCTTTGGCTGAATGTCTAGTGCGTTGCGCAAAAGGTCAGGAGCTAGCACAAGTCGGTCGAAGTCCTCGGTGAACTCGGCGAGATGCTTGGACCGGTAGAGCGGGTGCGATTCGCCATATTTCAGGCGATCCAGTTCGCGCTTCTCCGCGCTGATGTGTGCGCAGTCTGTCGATGGCACGCGGATCGTCTTGTAGAGCGATGAATTTTTATGGAATGAATCGTAGAACTGCCCACGCGGCGCTCCCGGCGATGATACCCAAAGCTCGAACTTCCGCGTGCATCGATCGAACGCCTCGAAGATTGCGTCTGGCACCGTCTTAGCCTCGTCAATGATGAGAAAAACTGGATCCACATCGCCGCCTATCTTCGGGTGATGTCCTTCCGCTCGTCCTGAGTTGTCGGTCGAGAACCCGAAAGCATAGCCACCCTCGGGTGTGCGCAGTTCCTCGCTCATGAAGCGCCAATGCGGGAACCTGTGCTGATAGACTTTGACGGCGCCCCAGAGCTGCTTCTCGATCTGCATCCAAGAGCCTGACGTGAAGATGCACTGTCCGCGCGGGAACTCATGCAGGAACCATAGCACAAGCGGAGCCACAAGGCGCGCCGTCTTGCCGCTGCCGTTCGCTGCGACTACGCTTGTCGGCTGTTCCATCGCTACCGACTCCATGGCTTCGCACTGCCAAAGGTATGGCGTGATTCCTAATACGCGGATGCAGAACTCAGTCGGGGTCATTTCTTCGCCTTTGCCCGTGCGATTTCCACGAGGGTAGAAAGGTTTTTGTCTTGCTCAACCGATAGTGGTAGCTGCATGACTGGTGATCCATCGGGTCCGCTGATCTCCTGCTTGTCCGACTGTCCGAGCATGTTCTTCCCGAGGAAGATGAGCATGGAAACATTGCCAGCGAGTGCCACCTCGATCTGCTTTTTGCGCAGTCGGGTTTTCCCATTCTCACGCCCTTTTGTGATAACATCGGAAAAACGGTCAGTGAGCGTGTCCACAGAACAGCCTACGATTGCCGCGATTTCCTTGTTTGGACATCCGATACCTGCCAGCTTTTCGACAAGATCACCGTCGATCTCTAGCTTTGGTCTGCCGCCTTTGTTTGGTTTTTCACTCATAGGTCATCAGATTGGAGCGCGGAGGTCAGACTTGCACTGCCCTCTCCCTGCTGGATGCAAGGCGCATCGACTGCGATGCTTTCCGCGCGTTTTGGTTTGCCGAGATACATTCCCGCGCCGCGACGCTCAATTTCACTAAACGGTAAAATCGGAACTGTCAAGCGGGATTTTGCGGCAGGGTTCAAGAAGTAGATGTAACGGAGTTGGAAACCGGGGAGCGCTTTGGCCCCGTTTTTCTTCCACCAACCCGCTGTTTTGCCTGTTGCTGCGCCGGTTAAATTCAGCGAAAGATCAGTTGTTATTTTGCCTGATGGCAGCTTCATAATGGTCTTGTTTTCTCTGATGCCAGTCAAAACGAAGCCGCTGGCACGATAAATTGTGCCGTCTCCGCATTGCGTGCCATCAGCAAAAGAAATGACCCATTCGACATGCGGGTAAAATTTTCGGATCAATTTCATTGCAATAGCAATCGCTCGACTCTCTGAGTTGCGCGGCAACCAATCCGCAAACGCCATGCGGTTAAGCTCCAGAAAAGCGTTCCATCCGGTGTTTTCGACAAGGCCTTGGATCTTTCTCTTGTCAAGCGATGGCCCGAACTGCATGACTCCGCCGCATCTTTCGTCAAGAAATACTCCAAAATGTAATTGCGAATTTGCCGCTGTTTTACCGGAATAATGACAAGCCTTCACGATCCGCGCCGCGTCCTGCGAACTGATCGGCTTTACGATGATTTCTTTTGCGCTCATGGATTTGCTCGGTTGAATGATTGACAGATGAACGCTAGTGCGTTGCCGTTGCTGTTTTCGTTCACGGCTGACTCGCCATGCCCCATGCTTTTTGCTTTTGCGATTGCCGCTTGCACATCCTCGGCTTGCTCGTCATGGACGGTGAATGTCATTTGCTGAAACGGTTGTTTGTCGCCATCCGCTAGTTCTGGCATCCCAGCTTCTTCCACATCGAACTGTCCTAGCTCCTCATCGGTGAATCCGGTCAGGTTCAAATCAAAGTCCAATTCCCGCAGGTCTGCCAGTTCCAGCGCAAGCATTGAATCATCCCAGCCGCTGTTGAGTGCCAGCTTGTTATCAGCGATGATGTATGCCTTGCGCTGCGTCTCTGTCAGGTGATCCAGTCTAATGCAAGGCACCTCGGCGAGTCCGAGCTTCTGCGCTGCCATAATGCGCCCGTGTCCGGCGATGATGCCGTTCTCCGCGTCGATCAGAACTGGATTCGTAAAGCCGAACTCTCGGATGCTGCCAGCAATCTGCGCCACCTGAGCCTCGCTGTGCGTTCTGCTGTTCCGAGCGTAGGGTATCAATGAGTCGGTTTTGAGTATTTCTATTTTCGGTTTGTTTTTCATGACGTAGTTTTCT